TTTTTAGATTTTGTAGGTCTTGAACGCTATTGGGGATGTCTTCTAATCTATAGTTTCCGTTTACGGCTTTATCGTAGACGTTCTGTGCTTCTGCCGTACCTCTGTTCAAAACACCCGGATTAAATTGACCTGCTTTCTCTGCCTGTTGTGGGTTAATACCAACTTCCGCCAATACAACGTTTGCACCAGCAGCATCTCCTGATACACCATTGTCTGGTAATGCACTCTGTGGTTCTCCTGTGCGGATTGCATTAGAAGCACTAGCGATTGTACGTAAGCCACCCGCCACAACACCACCACCAACTTTATTTAATAATTCAATATCACCAACTTTACCGACGCCATCGAAAAATTCCTTACGAGATAACGAATCGCTTTGCTGTTTAGCTGATGTTTGTGGACATTTAACAACGAAGTTAAATCTTGGGTCTACTGCCATACAATACTCCTTATTTCCTTGTATTTATTCATTATGTCTATGAGTGAGAAAAGGGGCATAAAGCCCCTTTCCCTAAGCGTGTAAACCGTATTACGTAATACGACCTGCACCACCTGTAGCAACACCTTCACCTTGAGCGTAACCGCCAATGTTCTGACGAGCATGGTCATAGCGTAAAGTTGTTGTGATTAAAACTTGGTCACCTGATGCCATGTCCAAATCGGTATAGTCCACTTGCGAGAACCAGCAACCTTCAATTGTCCATTTTTCAGTTACTTGGTCATTACCATCGAGTAAGTCGAGATAAGTAACAAACTTGTACAACGAACCTTCACCAGAAGCTGCCATCCATTGACCTTCTGCGCCTGTTAACCATTGTTGTTTCTGTAATTGCGCCTGAATGACTGTCGCTGCTGAACCCGTAACATCATCTTCGAAAGAAAGTGTAATTGGCTCAAACGTATATTTACCTGCAATAAATGCACGCGAAACGTATCGGTCTAATTGAATTTCTTCAAATACTATTACTGGACGGGTCACTGTTACCGCCTGCATGCTAAGTGGTTGTGAATCCGCGCCGCCGCCTAAGTTAGCAAAGGTTATTCTCCAACGATTCTTTTGTCGTGGATGTAATATACCATTACCAACGCCGGGGATTCCTATATCATTAATTGTTGACATTTATAGATACTCCTTGTCTATTAAATTATATTTCCGCACCAGTTGCGACAATACGAATTGGGATGTAAATAAATTCTGCTGCCTTAACAGGCTTAACAGCGACATCGATATACATTTCGTTTCTATCAATTCTATCTGGTGTGTTGTTACTTTCGTCACATACTGTAACAAAATCGTAAAGTCCGCGTTTAACTATTAAATCTCCTAAGAAATTGTCAACAACGGCTTTTAAATTATCTCGTGTTAATGTATCATTTGGTTGGAACACAAACGATAATGTGTTTCTACGCAATTGGCGGCGAATGTAAGCCATCAAACGCTCTACATTAATTCTATCTACCGCCGATGCAGCAGCCGCTGAAGTCTTCTGACCCCATACTACGAAACCTTGTCCGGGGAAGAATACCAATGGGTTAATATCACCACCGGGTGCATATTGATATAATGCATCTCTGTCGCCGGGATTTAACGCTAATTCAATAAATGATGTTGCGCTGCCCAATACACCTGTTATATAACCAAGATTGGATATACCAGAAATAAGACCACGTCTTAGACCTGCTGGTGCGAACCATAAGAATGATACATTGTCACTGAACGTAATTGTTCTAAGTGCAACACCCGATGCGGCACATGCTACAACTTTACCATCCAAGTTTGTCGCCAAAGCGGATGGGTAATAATAAGCAATATGGTTTGTACGAGTACGACCCGCATCTTTTGCCCAACCTGTAGATGGGTCTGTGATTTCGGACACGTTCATATTCATTGGTGTATCTGAAATAACCATTGCTTCTTCTTTCATGTCTACGACAAGTCCAAAAAGTTCGTCAGATAGTTCCCAATAACCGGGACATAAAACTAAGTTATAATCAAATGATTCAGCACGGATATCTTGGTTTCCTGCAACAACAGCAGCTAATGCTGTTGTAATGTTAGTGCGACGGTCTGCGTCGTTTGCGCCAAGGCTTACTGCGCTTAAAAATTCGAGCGTAAATTTTAACTGGTCTGAAGCGGTTACTAATAATGCACCACTTGCTGCTGCGGTGTATTCGCCTACTGGAGAACCGCCCGCAAGAGATAAGTCATCAAAACCAACATATGTGCCTGTTGATGCCAAGTCGTAACCATTGGCATAGACATCTAATGCTGGAACGTTATCTCCAAAAAATTGTGTTTCTAATGAAGCGAATGAAAATGAATCCCAAACAGATGACGTTGCTGCTTCTGCTAGTATTTGTAATTCTGCTGCGGAAACCGTAGTAATATTGTTACCAACAATAGGTGAGCCTGCTGCGATTGCTGATGCTTGTTTTGTTGCAATTGCATCATTAACTAATGCTTCTAAGACGATTCTTGATTCTTCAATCTTACTAGCCCACGATGTGCGCTGCCCTTCAATATCATCATTTAGATTTACATCTGCACGAATGACATATGCCTTATTACCTATTCCCAAATATTGATTTAATGCAAAAAGACCGTATTCGTTTCTAGCATCACCGTGGTGTGCATTACCTGCTGTATCTTCAAGGAACACCGGGGTACCATAAAGTTCGATACTTTGTTTTAAAGAAGTTACAGTTCGAATAACATTGTTTTCAAATGTGCCTGCAGCTTCAAGTGGTGGGCTGGCATCGCCCGGTTGATATTTTTCGTCTTGTGTTGCTACAAAAAACAAAGGCACCGTTGCAGCCGATACTGGTATGAAAAAGCTATCATCTGTTACCGTTACGCTAACGCCCGGACTTACTAATGTCGCCATGTTGTGTTCTCCTTAACTATTAATTTCTTCCACATCTTGTGGTCATTAGTATTTATAACAAAGCATCCAAAGTTACTATTTTTGAATGATTTATGTCACATCTACATCATCAAGACTGAATACCTTCTCGTATTCTATGTCTTGGCTGTCTAAATCGGCGATGATGTCGTATGAACTGGACACATCGGTGCCAATTGCACCCAATCTAACCAAAATGTCTTTGATATAGTTCTCACGTACATCGACCGCTGTTGATAGATATATTGGCACCAAAAAGCCCATTCTTGTTTGTATCAAACGTCTGTCTGCGCCCTGTGGTACATTTTCTTCAAGTCTTACATCTACCAATTCAACTGTTGTTAATCTGGTCGTATCAAACACCTCATCGGATGTTTGTATCTGCACCAATGGGTCAAATAAGGTTAAAATCTGTTCTACAATCTGGTGATGTTGTTCTTGATTACTTGCCCATATTGCCAATTCAAATTGTGCCATATATGGTACAGGTTGACGTTGATAAACAACCTTCAGGTCATCGGGAAATACTCCACCAGTTGGCATGTATGTATTTCGTTTTTGTTGCCCAATACCCTTTCTACGTTCTGGTGCTTGGTCTATTCCTGTTAACTGGAACGACATGAGAGGCAAACGTATAAGTTTATTCTGTGTGTTTTCGCCGATGATGTGACCTACTACCCTATCCATACTCGCGCATTTGATAGGTACTTTAATAAGTTCCGGGGCGTTATCTTCATTCCAACCAACCATGACTTTCATTCCCGCAAAGATTGCGGCGAACTGGATTATATAACTTCTGAATTGTTCGTCATAGTAGTAATTGTCGAGAACTGTTGTTGCCATCAGGTTTCCTCACATTCATCTTGTATTCTGTCGCGCTGCTGCGTTACATTATCTTCATCTTCCGTTGTTGGTGAAGTTATAAATTCATTCAACACTGGCTTGACTGGATTGTATTGTGCACGTAAATCTGTTTCTAAGTATAACCATCTACCTTTTGCATCTGAGTAGCGATACAAACGCGCTGGAACATCTTTTGCGTATCCCACGTAAATCATTCTATGGTAATCGCCTTGTATTGGATTCGGTGGAAATTCTTCCCCTTCCGTAAACTCTGCGTTATTTGGTGGCATTGCATCTTCTACATAGATGCCGTTAGGATTTAGTCCTACTTTTGTAATCGCAATACCATGTGATTCTGCTTCATCAATTTCATCTTGTTCAAATGCACGAATTTTACTTGATGCTTCGGCACCACGTTCTGGTACAGCATCACGCGCTTCTGCTTCAATTACTTTACTAACATCAAAGTAGTCTTGATAGATGGTACTATTACCATCTTCGCCTTCAACCAAACCTGTTGCGTCAGCTTCCTGTTCTGCAAGTCTACCAAAAATATCTTGTGTTTCTTGAGATGCATATGCTGGTTGTGCAACTACGCGTAATAGTGTTGGGCGCCAGCCGGGAGTATACCCTTCTGTTGACCATGAGATGTCTGTTACTTCCATCCATTTAAGAATCTTTCGTAGTTCGGCTGAATATTGTGCTTCGCTTGGGATTTCTAAAATATCACCAACAATTAAAGGTCTTCCAAATGCTTTAACGCATGCGGAAAAGCTTATAGAGATATACATCGTAAGTGACGGCAATTCTAAACCAAAAGCAGAAAGTTCTGTTAGGTTATCTGTTAGGTCATAGTAGCCTTTAATTGCAACAGCTTCCTCTGCATAATCCCTGTCCCTGTTTTCTAGGAATACTTTATCTTGGATATTATATACGTCTGTGGCTTCTACATTATGAAATAATTGAAGTGCTTGTACTGCCCATACATCATTTGTCGTACTTCCATTGAAGTCCAGTGGACGAACTCTCCAATACCGTGACGGAACGGTTGCTCGAAACTGCACTGTGTTCAAACAGTCGTCGTCAGGCAATAGAACGATTGCAACACCGTACCACTTAATACCATCATCCGAACGTTCAATACGGACGCGTGTAGCGCGTCTGGAAGTGGTTTCGCTTTGTTTTATGGCGATGGTAGCCACATTCTTATAAATGCTTGTTTCGACGCCATAGGCAGTCCTAGAGCCGTCATATGTCTTAATGTTACCAAAGTCATATCCGATGTGCGCCTATGTTGTAACACCCACACCTTTTTGGATAGAACGCCATTCGGTTATAAACTTATCAAACGCATTAGATGCTGGGAAGGAAGGGACTGCACCGTTTGATATTGGGTCGCCTTTACCTGTACAGTCTATTAGTTTCCCTTGTTCATGGACGCCCAATAATTTATAAACGTTTAATGTGGCGCCGCCAATATTCAAAGCTTCTTCTACGACCTTTTCAATGAAGTCGTTACCGCGATTATTTTGAAGGTCAAAAGGACTACAACTTAAATCACCCACAGTGATATTGCGCCCATCTACGGACGTGTCACATGGGGTGCTAGATTCTGGTACAGTTCCATCAGGATTCAAACCATAGTCTGGTCCTACTGTTCCCGTACAAGAATTATTAAGTGTGTTGCAGTCTTTAACCATTTGTTATTACTTACCTCGTGTAGGCGACCACTTGCCATCTGTTGTACGGCGAGCAAGTCTCCTATAATTTTGACTGGCGCGCTTCTGGTTTTTTATGGGGTGCGAAGTGGAAGTATAATTATCAATAGCTTTCATTCTATCGCGTTCAGCGGGCGCTTTTGCTTCTTCTTCTTCATCATATTCGTCTTCTTCACCATCCATCGGTGCGGAAAATTCAATTTCATCGCCCATGTCAACTTCATCATCCATACCCATATCTTCTTCGCCGTCACCAACAGGGTCGCTGTCGCCAAGTAGTGATTGAATTAATGCATAAACTTCTTGACGCATTTGTTCCATATCAATACCGCGTTCATCGGCGTACTGTTGAACTTCTTCGTCGGATGGTGCTTCGTTGTCTTGGAAGAACGCTTTCATTTCTTCTGTATCAACTTCACTGCCCATGCCCATTTCGTCGCCGTCCATGCCCATTTCGTCGCCGTCCATATTAGGCACTTCATCACCCGCTTCATTGCCGGGCATGTCCATTTTATAATCTTTGTCATCCATGTATGCTTCGTCGTCGCCCATCTGTGTTTCTTCCTCTTCCGCTTGTTGGCGGCGGCGAAGTATATTGTTCAGTTTGTATGCGTTAACTATTTTGTTGTTGGACGGAGCTTGGGAACCCATACCACCACCATTTTCACCATCAGGTAAACCCATGTCGCCATAGTTTTTCATTTCCTTAATTGCTTTATCTAAATATTTTGACATTGTTGTCTCCTGTTATTATCCTAATATAAATGAACCTTGCATACCAGTGTCTTCTACACCTTGGTCTGCAACGAAATCTTCTAATTGCAACATCAATTCTTCACGATATGATTGTGCAAGTGTTACTAATTCTGCGGCGTTAAGTGATATACCACCACCAGCACCGGGCAATGATGAGAACTTACCACGTATATGTGATAACATCATCATAGCTTCGGATAGTGCATAACGCTCTATCCAAGTTTTTGAATATCTATCTTTCAATAAGTCCTGTTCAGAACGTTCAACCATACAATCAATAAGAACACGTTCTGCTCTTGTGAATGCTGTGTAGAAAGATAGCAATCTATCATTTTCATGGAAGCTGAATGTCAAACGCGTTGCAAATAAATGTTCTAATTGTTCAACGTATTGACTAACCAAGAAGAAACTTGTTAAGTCATATGTTCCCATGTTGTATAAGTGTTGCAATACAATCTGACCATAGGCACCAGCACCATGTGCAGATGATAAGAACGCCGATGTAAATCGGTATGCTGCCATAACAGTAACGATGCGGTTGTAACCTATTATCTTGTTCGTCATAAGATATTGTTGTTTGCCGGGTGCTATATCTAAGAAGAAGAAACCTCTACGATAGCCGCTGGCGGCGCGCTTACGATATTCTTCCAATCCAAGGGTAACACAAGTATCAGTTGAACGTTGTCGAGTTCAACTTCAACAACAGGATAACCTAACTGTCGGCGAACACTATCCATTAATTCGCGTCGTTCGTCTGGGGTGCCGTCTGTACCAACACCATGTTCAAGATATGAAGGAACGCCAGAAATGCCGTCGTTACCACCTTTTGGTGTAACCACGGCGGCAGGTATATTGCTCCATAAGAATGAACTATTATCAATTGCGCGAGCAGGGTAAACCCTAATTACGTTTCCATCATTGGCATATTCGCATTCCGCTGCACCAATGTCATTTACGCCGTCGTATGCATAACCTGTTCCAATAGAACATGGTGTACTATGAGCTGTTGAGCCTTCTGGTGTTGGAATTAATACAGCAGTATTACTGCCGCGTTCGCGTGTCCAGAAAAGGAAATGCCCCGATGTTGTAAATGCCACATCAACGACTGGAACACCTAATACCCAAGTGGTACCACTCCATTCATAAAGTTCGTTGGTTGTTGTGTTATACCACTGTTCACCACGAGCGTATGCGAATGGTTGCGTGACAAACATGACGTTCGTCCAATTGTCTGGTGGTGAACCTGTTCGGACAGACAAAGCTGTAAGCCTGGTGGTGAACCTGTTCGGACAGACAAAGCTGTAAGCGCGGTGTCAAACCAATATGTACCGGCTGGTAAAATTGATGGGTCGATTTCGGAGTCTATAGGGAATATTTCAACCCATGCAGCACCTGACCATTGGTTCCATGTATTGGTGGATGATTTATACCATGCATCCGATGTAATAGGTTTCGATGGGTCGGTTTCCTTAACCATAAAGTCCGTAACGATAACCCAAGAACTGCCATCATATCGACTAAGTGTTAATGTTGTTGTATTATACCAGAAGGAGTCTACTTCTATGGTTGCAGCTAGTGCTGGGTCTACTGTACTTTGTATAAACGCAGTGACTTGAACCCAAATATTTGCGGGGCTGCCCGTACTATTATAATTGTATAAATTGTCGTCTGTAGTATTCCACCATAAATCGCAAGAAGCTACAACGGTTGGGTCGCCTTCCCAAACAAGAACAGGTTCTACACTCCATCCAGTTGGTGATGCAACTTGGTATTGTTGTAATATTTCGGTTGATGGTGTATACCACAACAACCCATCAACTGGCACTGTTGGTTCTGTTTCTTGAATCTTTGCGCCTGCAGTTATATCATTCCATGCGCCTGCTGTGCGTACCGAAAGTGTTAATGCAGAATCATCATACCAGTATGTTCCATTTGACAACATATCTGGTTGCTCGTCCCAAACTATAGCAGACGTAGCATCCCATGTCAGTAACTCTTCGTTCCATACATTCAGTACAGATAATGTTTCGTCGTACCAATGCGTACCACACAATACCGTAGGGCAGTCTGTTGGGTCTGTTGTTTGTGAAAATGTAATTGTGTCACACCAATTAGTACCGTTCCATGTTCTTGTCATGGCGCCAAGCGGTGAACCAGATAAACCGGGGTCGTACCAAATAGAATCACAGGTTGGAGTAATTGGGTTTATTTCTGTTGTTACGTATGGTACCTCTGTGGCAAACGAGCCACCAAGTCCATTGAATAGTTTACTAGTTAAAGTATTAAACCAGTAATCGGAACCATCAACTGTTGTTAGCGCGGGGTCGGTATCTTCATTAATAGAATCTAGTGCGGTGTATGTATATCCATCAAATTGATATAATTGTTGTTCTGTAGCATTCCAAAAAAATGCGTCTTCGTTTGGTACCGTTGGTGAATGAAGTGGATTGTCTATCAGTAATATATCGTTGCGGATTTCATCCAACAATTCTTGATATGTTCCCGCATTAATACCGTCAATTGTAATTGGTATTGTTTTCCAATCAGTTCCTTCTGGAAATGTATTATCGTAGATGATGTCAAATTCATAATCAACGCCCGGAACAAGACCTGTGCCAGCTGTTGGTAATACACCAGACTGATTTGTACCAAGTTTTACTTCTTGTGCTGCCGAAATACTACCGTCTTCTTTATCCGAAAACACATCAGAATATGCACGAATACCGTCTGAGTGATATCGGTTCTGACAGTCAACCGCATAACCCGCAACATAATAACCGATTTGTGAGTCTATATCGTTAATTACTATAGATGTTGTAAGTTCTTCTCCGCGAGCTTTTTCTTCACATTCGTAGACTGCGCCGATGACCAAAGCCTCGGCGATTCTGTCGCCAACACTTAAATTAGCATCTGCGGTTTGGTCGGCAACATATACCGTACCATCAACTGGGATATTAGTTGCGTCCATGGCTTCGGTGCCAAGCAATATAACGATACCTGCATACGCGCCCGTGTCAGAGCTTTCACAACCCTGAGCAGGTTTAGGGATTGTCCATTCTACGGTCGCTTGACCAGTGGTTGGGACACCCTTCTTGAATTGTATTTTTATTTCCTGTCCTTCTGCTTTTAGGGCAAAAGCGGCATCTTGAATGGTTTCAAAAGATGACATCGATAAACACTCCTTTATGTACTGACGTATTGTTGTAGCTTATACGACTGCCAGTAGGTTGAATGATTTTCAGTGTCTACATTGGGGCAGACACCTTCGAACGTTATATTGACGATAGTTGGGGCATCTAAATCTTCATATAACCACTCTACAGTAATCTTATTATTGGGCTTAAGACTGACTTGTTCTTTATCGTCTTTAGATTCACCCACAACAAGCTTGCAATATTTAGTCACAAGATATTCCTTCTTCTGATGTGGAATTTCTTGGATTGCTTCGCGAAGCTTTTGCTTAGATTGTAAGTATTCTTTGAAGGTTAAATTAGTGTCCATCATCAGCCCATGTTAAAATGATATGTAATTATTTATGATATGCGTTTTATTTAGGCAAATAAAAAAGCCACCCGAAGGTGGCTTTTTCTACATCCATGTAGTACTACGAACTTTGCTTACGCAAGGTCAAGGTTAACAACGTTAATCTTACCGTAGTAGTCTGCACTGTTTCCTAAAGATGTTTCAGTGTGAGTGA